TAGCGGGCTAATTGAGCCAACGCATGAGGTCGAAGTCGTTTGTGCCGCCTGTGGTTTTGACTTGGATGAATCTGAACTAGAAGCGGACTTCTGCTCGGACTGCGGGGCGCCATTGAACCTTAGACAGCATATTTCGATTCACGCTACGTCTGTTCCTGCCGCTGGCGGAGAGGTGTTTTAAATTGAATCATGCCCGATCCGTTTGGAATTATAGATGGCACGAAACAGGTCACAAAGACTCTTAATGAGTCTGTAAAGGCGTCTGAAGAATTAAGTAAAGCAATTGATGGCGTACTGGCGGTAGCGGATAAGGCAGCAAAAGAAAGATCAGCATCAAGGAAGAATTCAAGGGTTGTTAACGCTGATACCACAACAATTATTGAAGCAGTAGACGAGTTTCAAAGGCTGATGTTAGCCAAGCAGTCTGAAGAAAAGATTAAGCACGAAATAGTTAAGAAGTATGGCGAAAAAGCGTGGGAAGAAATACAGGGTATTAAAGCTAGAAAGCAGTGGGAAGACAAGCGTGATAAGTATTTAGAGCAAAGCGATAGACGGGTAATGAAAAGCGTTATGGCGTTGTGTTACATATTTGCAACTTGGGTTGCTTACGAATGCACATGGGGTAGATGGAAATGAATATGCAAGACCTTTTAAAAGCGGTTATTCCTATTGTGGTTGTTTGCCTAGGTTGGCTACTCGGTCAGGTATCTTCATTCCAAACTCGCCTTACTCAGATAGAAGGCAAGATGCCAGCCTTAATTACCAACGAAGGCGTACCAACAGACAGCCCAATATCAGCAGAAAAACGGGCAAAGATGCGTGAAGAACTTTATAAAGAACTGCATGATCTCCATGTGCGGGTCAAACTCCTTGAAGAAAGAGCAAAAAAATGATTACCCTGTTTACCACCCTTATATCCTTCTTGTCAGGAGGATTGCCTAACCTATTAGGGTTCTTCCAAGACAAGTCCGACAAGAAGCATGAGATGGAAATGGCTCGTTTGCAGACCGAACGGGAACTCCAGATGGCAGAGCGTGGCTTTGCCGCCCAAGCCCATGTAGAAGAGATTAAGACCCAACAGATTGAGATGCAGACTCAAGCCCAAGAAAGGGAGTCTTTGTATGCTCACGACATCGAGATTGGCAAAGGTGCGTCCCAGTGGGTTATTAACTCTAGGGCGATGGTCAGACCAGCCATTACCTACGGTATGTTCATAATGTTTATGTTTGTAGAACTGTTTGGGTTCTGGTTTGCGTTCCATCGGGAAGTGCCATTTGACGTAGCGCTTAACCTCCTATGGGATGATGAGACCCAGATTATCTGGGCATCAATTGTATCTTTTTGGTTCGGGACTCAGGCATTTAGTAAGAAATGAAAGTAAGCGATAAAGCAATCAAAATGATTAAGCACCACGAAGGTGTCCGCCAGCGTCCCTACCGCTGCCCCGCCAAGTTGCATACGGTCGGGGTGGGCCATGTACTTTACCCCCGTCAGGCTCAGTTAAAGATGGAAGAACGGGATGCCTACCCACTGGAATACAAAGATGACCGTACCTTTTCGATGGAGGAAGTAGATGACATTCTTAGAGACGATCTTAATCGCTTTGAGCGAGGCGTTGAACGCTACTGTCCCCTTAAGCTCACTCAAGGTCAATTCGATGCTCTTGTTAGTTTTGCTTTCAATGTTGGTCTGGGAACACTACAGCGCAGCACCCTCCGTCAGAAAGTTCTTCGGGGCGAGATGGAAGAAGCAGCAGAAGAGTTCTTGAAATATACGCTCGCTGGGGGTAAAGTACTGAAAGGCTTAGTTACTCGTAGAAACGATGAACGAGCATTGTTCTTATCCTAGGGTAAACCCGTATGCCATTGCAAAAACTACAATTTAAACCAGGATTAAACAGAGATCAGACTAACTACACCAATGAGGGTGGGTTCTTTGAGTGCGACAAAATCCGCTTTCGCTCAGGCTATCCTCAAAAAATGGGCGGCTGGCTTCGTTATGGTTTATTTACTGTGGTGGGAACCTGTCGGCAAGTCTTTAATTGGATCACGACCGCTGCAGATAACTATCTAACTCTTGGAACGTCTAGAAAACTATACATAGAAGCAGGGCAGACCTTATACGACATTACCCCAATACGGCAGACTTTTACTACTACGGCTACAGATAACTGCTTTACCACTGTTAATGGCTCTAAAACGGTTACTGTAACTATTTCAGGTCATGGGGCTACAGATGGGTCTTATGTCACATTCTCTGGTGCAGTAGCGGTTGGTGGGATTACAGCACCAAACCTAAACACTGAGTTCATTATTGCTTATGTTGATGCTAACTCTTTTACTATTACAGCAGCTACGGCAGCCTCATCCTCGGTTTCAGGTGGTGGTTCTTCTATTACCGCAGCCTTCCAAATCAATATAGGTAACGATGGCGGTATTGCTGGATACGGCTGGGGTTCAGGTACATGGGGTACGGTTGGCTGGGGTTTAGGGTCAGCTACGCCTGTTTACGCACCTCAACGGGATTGGTTCTTACAAAACTTTGACGATGACCTAGTGGCTAACATCCGTGATGGAGCGATTTACTATTGGAAGTATTCTGGCGGTGTAGGAACTAGAGCCGCTTTGTTGTCTGCTACAACCATAGATGGTATTGCCCCTGCTGACGTTCCAACTCAAGCAACGCAAGTTTTAGTTTCCCAGAACGATAAACACCTACTTTGTTTTGGCGCTACTCCATTTGGGGGAGGGTCATTTGATCCCTTATTAATCCGCTGGGCGACTCAAGATCAACCTAATGTCTGGACTCCGTTAGTCACAAATTCAGCAGGTTTTATACGAGTTTCTCGTGGTTCTGCCATAGTCTGTGCTATCGCAACTCGTCAGGAGATCCTTGTATATACAGAGGGAACTCTTAATTCCTTGCAGTTTGTGGGTACAACGGACGTCTTTAGCCTTTCAGAGCTTGCCGATAACATTTCAATCCTTAGTCCACGGGCGGTCGTTACTGTTAATAACACAGCTTATTGGATGGGGCATGATAAGTTTTACGCCTATGGCGGACGGGTAGAGACCCTCCCATGTACCTTAAGAAACCACGTATTTGAGAACCTTAACTACGATCAAGCCGACCAGATTATCTCAGGAACAAACGAAGGCTGGAATGAGGTCTGGTGGTTCTACCCAACGGCTAATAGTCAGGTTAATAACGCCTATGTGATTTATAACCACCTAGAAAAGATCTGGTACTACGGCACGATAGACCGCACTGCGTGGTCAGACTCGTCTTTAAGAGAATACCCCCAAGCATTAACTGCAACCTACTTTACAGGTTCTCTTAATAACAGTACAACTCTAAATGTGACTGCAATATCCACAGGAACCCTGCAAGTAGGCTCAGTCATTACTGGTACTGGCGTAGCCACAGGAACTAAGATTACTGCTCTAGGCACTGGCACAGGCGGGATAGGCACTTATACCGTCAATATCTCCCAGCTTGTAGTCCAGACCACAATGACTGCCGACAGCATTATCTATAACCATGAACAGGGTTTAAACGATGGCACAACGGCAATGACCTCTTTTATTGCCTCATCAGACTTTGACCTTGTGGACGGAGATCAGTTCATCCTGACTAAGCGGATTATCCCTGACCTTAACTTTGCGGGATCGACTGCCACCTTGCCTGCGGTCACAATGTTAATAAAACCACGGAACTTTCCTGGCAACGCATATTCCAACACCGAGACAGGCACAGTAATCGAGACATCGGTAGATATATACACCGAGCAGATTTTTATGCGGGCTAGGGCTAGACAGATGGCTATTCAGATTCAATCTTCTGACTTAAATGTTCAATGGCAGTTAGGTAGTCCTAGATTGGATGGCAGACCAGATGGGCGTAGATAATGGGAATGCAACGGTTCCGTGCGCCAGCTTTACCTCTGGCTCCAGTCGAATACGACCAACAACATATGTCCCAGTTAATTGGGGCGCTAAGGCTTTACTTTACGCAAGGCGACTCCAATACTCCTTTACAGATGGACGGGTTACGGCTATTAAATTTGCCAACATCGGGGTACAATTTGCCAGAAGGCACAGTCTTTCAGGATGGCGAGTTCTTAAAAATAGTCTCGCTAAACTTTGCCTATGTACAAGGGGTGTCGGGAACTGGGTCAGTTGGCAGTGTCACAGTAGTAGCCAACTCGAATTTAGTTGATGTTCAAGGTGTATCAGGAACGGGTAATGTGGGAACGGTAACGGTAACGGTATGAACTTTAACTCTAAAGGGCTTGTATGGCAGGCTTAAAAACACTCGCTAAAGAACTCCAAAGCAAAGGTCGTAATGGCGATACTATCCTTGCCCATATTAATCCTCAAGAAGCTGGTATTTTAAAAGCTTTAGGTGGTTCAGGAACAAGAAACCCAGCTACGGGTTTACCCGAATACCTTAAAATTGGTAACCCATTTAGAGCAGCGCAAAGTGCGGTTGCTTTTGTTAATCCTTTTAATCCTGGTAGTGGTTTAAACAAGGGAATTAATCAGATTCCAGTTGTTGGTGATATTAATAAAGCTGCTAATAAGTTAGGCACACAGATATTCCAACCTATAGAAAAAGCCATTGTTCAACCTACTAGTAAAGGTTTATCAGAGTTTGATAAACAAGTGGCAAGAACAATTCCAGGTGGTTGGGCTACAGTGGGACAAGTAGTTCTTGCATCAAACCCTGTTACGGCACCATTAGCCATTGCATTGGGAGCTGCTAAAGGAGCTGGTTTAACACGTACAGGTTCTTCTCTTGAAAGAGCTGACCTTAAAGGTGCTGTAATAGGTGGCGCTACAGCTTATGCTGGTGCAGAGTTAGGTGAGTATATGCAGGGCGCTGTACCGCCTGGTACTGAAGGCGCAACAGAATCTTTAACTGAAGCAGTAGCTAGAGAAGCTGCTCCAGAATTATTAAACTCAGTACCTTATGAAGGTGCGGTTTCTCAAGCTGGTTATTACCCTAGTGTAGATCCTGGTTATTATGATGTTCCTTCTACTATGTCAACTAGCCCTAATTTTGATCCTGGATATGCAGACGTTTCTTCATCAGTAAACGTTTCTCCATCAGTAGCCGTTCCTCCACCAGTAGTTTCTACTCCACCATTAACACAACTAGGCGGTCCAGGAAGTCCTGGCTACACTGTTACGGACTATTTAAAAAGCGGAGACTACGGTGCAGCAGCAAAGCAAGTTGGTTCAAATATTTATGATACAGGCGCTAACGCTTTACAAAATGTTCAAGATTTTGGAAATAAAGTAATAACTCCAGAAACTTATACAGAAGGTATACCTAATGTATTGGGAAAAGGTTATGAAGGTGTTAGTAAGACTGCATCTGGTGCTAAAAATTTGCTTGGTCTTGGGGATATATCAAGAAACGAGGCTATAAAATTAGCTGCAAAAACAGGCATAGACCCAATAAAAATGGCTGGAATAGTTATTGCTGGTGAATCAACTCTTGCTGGTATGGAAGAGCAACGTAAATATCTTGAAGAAGCAAAACGAGCCAACGCAATTAGCCAAGCCGAATATGACCGAGCTATGGCAAGCATTATTAGCCAAAGAGATTATGCCGCTGATGTGGTTAGCAAAAATCAATTTAATCCTAATCCAAGCCGTGATGTATCTATTGGTGAGACCTTTTATGGTCGTAGCGGAGAAGGTGAAAATCTATATGCTCGTTTGCCTACCTCACAAAGTACTTTGTACGCTATGGGCGGTCAAGTAGATGATGAACTAGGCGGTGATTACTCTGCTATGGGCATGGATCAGGGCAATCTCCAAAAGGGTTTATTTGGTATGGGATACGCTGAAGGTGGCACTCCAAGATTCCTATCAGGTGGTGGAGACGGAATGTCAGACTCTATCCCTGCCACAATTAACGATAAGCAACCAGCCCGTTTAGCAGATGGGGAGTTTGTTATTCCAGCCGATGTGGTTAGTCATTTAGGCAACGGTTCTTCCAAGGCTGGTGCAAAACAGTTATATTCAATGATGGATAAGATACGTAAAGCTCGCACAGGCAACCCAAAGCAAGGCAAACAAATCAACCCACGCAAGTATCTTCCTGCGTAAAGGACTAATATGGCAACTTCTACCTCAATATCAACAGCACTAACAGACGTCCCAGAGGTCTTACGCCCCTATATTACGGGTGCTGGTGGTGTTCTTCCTACGGCACAGACTCTTTTATCTAAAGACTATCAAACTACCTATGGCGCCCCGTTACAACAAGCGGGATTAGCAGGGTCAGGTCGTGTGGCTGGTCTATCCCCTATGCAGCAACAGATAGGCACTCAGTTGGGACAGATGGCAACGCCTACTCAATTTGGTACAGGTACAGGTGCGGCTCAGTTAGGTGTTGGTTCTACCGCTTTAGGTCTAGGTGCGTTGGGTTCTATGTTAAGCCCAGAGCAAACCGCTATGTATATGTCTCCTTACTCTCAAAATGTTATTGACGTTAACAAAGCAGAAGCCACAAGGGATGCACAAAAAGGTTTAATGTCTGGCAATTTAGCCGCAGCCCGTCAAGGTACTTATGGTGGAGCTAGACAGTTACTTTCGCAAACCGAACAAGACCGTAATTTACAGACTAAATTAGGAAACATCCAAGCTACAGGTATGCAGAACGCCTTTGAAGCAGCGCAAAAAGCTCAATTGGCTCAAGCTGCTGGTTATGGTCAATTAGGTCAGACTTATGGTCAGTTGGGTCAAACTTACGGTGCTTTGGGTACTGCTCAACAAGCTTCAGACATTGATCGCATTAAGACCCAAGGTGCATATGGCGACCTCCAGCGTGGTCTACAACAGCAACAGTTAGATGCTCAGTATCAAGACTTAATGTCTAGATTAAACTATCCATTAACCAGTATTGAGACTATGAGCAATTTAGCCCGTGGTGTGCCACTTACTCAGACCGCAACCTCTGGATCTCAGACTACGCCTCCTCCTAGTTTTGCAAGCCAATTGGCTGGTATGGGACTAACAGGATTGTCTTTATACAATATGTTTGGAAATAAATAATGAGCATATTAAACGCAATTAAAGAAGTAAAGCGAGATAACAATAATCTCCAAGATATGGCGTTGCTGCCACAATATTTAATTATGCAGATGGCTCAGCGTGGCGAAATTCAAAAAGAATTAGTGCCTTTAATTATTAGCAAAAAAGCCGAGATAATTGAAGCTAATGCCCGTAATCAAGCTTTAGTTAATAGTGGACAGACTCCGCCCACTATCATGGAACAGGACATGATGGAGATTGCTCAGGCTGAAAACCCAGCTCCAGCTCCACAGATGATGCCCCAAGAAATGGGTATGCCTCAACCAATGCCCCAAGGGATGCCACAGTTACCTGAAGAAGTGGGCATTGCTCAAAATCCCGTGCCTCCTATGCAGATGGCTGGTGGCGGCATTATTGCCTTTGCCCCAGGTGGTGACGTTGATAATGACGACGATGACACTGACGAGTCGTATGAAGACTACCTAGATGAACTTCAGCGCGCTAGGTTAGAGAGCATGATTCTTAATACCTATCAGGATACTGATACAGGCGGCGCTGGGATTGCTTATGCAGAGCCTATACCACAAACTCCTGCTGTAGGCATCAAAGCTGTGTCTAAAGACAAAGAAGAAAAAGGACCAGACGATTTAGTAAAACGTCTACAAGCGCAGATCATGGCTAAAGAAAGCGGTGGACGACGCTATGATAAAGAAGGTAACTTACTGACATCATCTAAAGGTGCATTAGGCGAGATGCAAGTCATGCCCTACACTTCTAGAGATCCAGGCTTTGGTATTAAACCAGCAAGTAGTAGCGATCCAAATGAATTGCGCCGTGTAGGTGATGAGTATGCAGCCGCTATGTATAAACGCTATGGCGACCCCAAATTAGCTATGATTGCCTACAACATGGGACCTGGCGCTACTGATAAATGGCTAGCTGCTGGTGCTGACTTACGCAAATTACCAAAAGAAACCCAAGGTTATATCCGTGGTGTTAGCTTAGCTGGTGGTGGAGAAGTTAAACGTTTCCAAGACGGCGGAACTATGGGTGGCTTTGGCGATGAGAATTACGACATGGACGCCTTGCGTGTTCAAGAAGCTGAAACAGCTAGAAAGCGTAAAGAAGCTGAAGACCGTTATGAATTCTTGCAACGTACCGCTCCAGGTATAGCAGCGAGAATGACCCCTCCAGTACCAAGCGAAACAAGACCTGTAGTAGGTTATGAAGCCAAAGGAAGACAGAGTGGAGCTACTGAAGAAAATATAGGTAAGTTTTTAAAAGACCGCGCAGAAACTAATGTTGCTAGTGCTGCCCCTGCTGTTACGGAAGCTGCTCCCATGTCTGCGCAAGACAAATTATTTGCTCATATGCAAGATGCTTTTACTAAGCGTGAAGCACGTTTAGAAGCTGCTCGTAAACAAGACCCGTATCTTGCTATGTTAGCTGCTGGGTTAGGTATGGTGGGTGGTACATCTCCATACGCTTTAACTAATATCGGTCAGGGTGGAGCGCAGGGCGTGGCGCAATATGGTGCATTGCAAAGAGCGCGAGCTGGTGAAGAAGCTGGACTCGGTAGTTTACAGAACAAAATGCTTACAACTGCTATGACTGGTGAGTTACGTAAAGACCTTCAATCACAAGCAAACGCTGCTAAATATGCTAATGCGTTAAGCAGTGTAAGAGAGCAACGATTAAAGCTTGAAGATACATATACGAAAAGACCAGAGTACATTGACTTAGGGATGCTACAAACTTATGCGCTAAGATTATCTAAAAATCCAGCTGATAAAGAAGCAAAAGCAAAATATGATAGTCTTATTGCTAAGAAACAAGCTTTGGAAAACAAAATTAGAAAAGAATTACCAGATCCAGATCCTTCTTTGTATGGAGTAAAAGGCACTAGCGGTAATGTTATAAAACTTACTTAGGGTTAAAAATGCCTATTTACGAATATCAAGGGCAAAAGTATGAGATAACTGATACTGATCCTGATGTAGCAAAAAGTAAAATATTAAGTTATCTTGCTAGCCAAGAAGCGCCTATCCCTGAATATACCCCTGAACCAGCAACTGGTATCAGTTCATTTGTTCCCGCCGTTAAACGTGGTGCGCTGGGTCTCCAGTCGCTTGTAGGGGACGTACTACCAGCTATGGCTGGGCGTGTTGGGGAGAAGATAGGAATACAGGGTGCGGGCGATTACGCTAATAGGCAGATGCAAGAAGCCCAAGAAGCACAGCAATACATACAGCAAATGTATCCATCAGCTGTACCTAGCTATACAAATATTAAGGGTGGAGATGATTTACTAACTTATATAGTTGAGTCAGTTGGCGAATTAATTCCGTCTATTCTCCCGTCTATCTTTACAGGTGGCGTTGCAGGTGTTGTTGGGCGTGGTGCAGCGGTAGCCGCAGAACAAGCTGCTAAGAAAGCTGCTACAGATGCAGCTAAGCGTGAATTGATGAAAGATTCCGTACAAGCAGCAATAAAATCTGGTGCATATGGTGGGCAAAAAGAAACTTTAGATGCTATTAAAACTGTAGCTTTAGAAGCTGGAGTAAAAGCAGGACGTGAAGCGGCGCAAAAAACAGCACTTAAATACCAAGCGGTAGGTGCAGTGGGTGGCTCAGCTATACAAAACGTACCTGAGGTTTACCAGAATGTTGCTGAAGAAACAGGCAAAGAGGACCTTGGCGCTGCGCTTCTGTTTGGTGGTTTTAACTCCGTACTAGATGCAATCACCCCTATAGCACTATTGCGCAAGGCTAAAGGTATTGGGCTTACCGAGAAAGAACTTATTGGTGCTTGGTACAAACGAGCAGGCAAGGGCGTATTAACAGGCTTTGCAACAGAAGGCGCAACGGAAGCAGTTCAAGAGATGTCATCAGCTGCGGCTGAGAAATTTGTAGATAACAATAAACAGTTTTTTACTGAACAGAATTTTGAACGGTTCATCAATGCTGGACTTAAAGGTGGTATTGGTGGTGGTGCAATTAGCGGTATAACTAACATTCCGTTTGGGCAGAAAGAGCCACAAGCCCCTGTAACTACTACTGAACCTGGCGTAGTTCCCCCCACAACAACAGAAACGGCTCCAGTACAGGGTAAATTAACAGCTGATGAAATCATAGCTGAAGCAGAAGGTAAGACTAAAAAAGCTGAAGAAGAAACGATTGACGTAAAAGGAGGTCAAGATGTTACTGACAGAACTGACACTACAGGAGGTGGAGTTGGCGCTGAAGTACTTGGCGGACCCACTGCAACTGGAACCCCCACAGAAGTTGCAGCATCTGAGCGACCTGGAGTGGCTGACGTTGGAGGTACTACAGAGCAGGCTGGAGCTGGAGATGCGGAACAGCAGCGTACATTAACCCCTGAGGCTGAAGAGCTATTAAAAAGCGTAGAAGCTGGTGGTACGCCAGCTATGATGACTAACAATCTTAAACGGATTGCAAAAGAAAATGGTATTGAGGTTACGCCAAAAGACACACCAAATTCAGTAATAGATAAATTACAGGCACTAAAAACAACTGCAGTAGACCAAGCTGCAGTAGACCAAGCACCTGCACCAAAACCTTTTATGGGTGAATCTGCATTTACTTCAGGAACAGAAAGAAGGTTTATTGAACCTAGAGTGACTGAGGAAGACTTATATCCTAAAGCTATTGCTGCGCGAGAAGAACAAAAATTAAAAGCAGCACAACCTACTGATGAAGAAGTTGTTAAAACTAAGCAATCTGTCAAGAACGTTAAAGAGGCAGCGACAGATTTAATTTCTGGTAAAACAGCTGATAGATATAACGCTCTAGCCCCAGAAGAAAAGGCTATGGTAGATACCGCCGTAGCAAAATATAAATCTTTGCTGGAGTTTAAAGAAGCTAAACCTATGCTTCAGCGTAAGAGTAAAGTAATTCCAGGCGTTGTTTACACGCCAAAAGAATACAAAAAAATAGTTAAAGCAGAAAAAGCCGAAGCTAAAGAAGTTGCTGGTAAACCTCCTGTGCCTAAGAAGATGTCTCTAATAGAAGAGAGAATGGCTGAGCTTAGGGCTATACCTTCTTACGGTTCTGCTAACTTAGAAGCTATAGAGGGGTTGCGTGGTGGCACTACGATTGGGCTTATGTCTAACTTAATGCACGGCGATTTGCGTGGTGCTTTGCAAGAAATAGCTAGTGATACTTCTGGTCAATTTACTAAGCTAGATAAGATAGTAGCTAAACGCTTACTAGAGTCAGACACCTTACCTACTCTACGTGTGGTAACAACTAGTGAACTTGGCGGCAAATTAGGGCAATACGATGCAGCTACAGATATAGCCTACATTAGTGAAGACGCTATGACTTCACATGTTGTACTGCACGAAACACTGCACGGATTCACCCTAGCTATTATCAAAGCGCACAAAGATGGTGTTAAGTTTAATCAGGGCGTTGCCAATCTTGAGAAGTTATACAACCACTTAAAAGAAACTTATCCAGAATTAAAAGACAAGTACGGCATGAAGAACCTTGCAGAGTTTGTCTCTGAGGCTATGTCTAATCCTGAATTCCAAGCGCAATTAAACGCCCTCCCATACGAGCGTGGCAATATTGTAATTAATGCTTTTGTTGAGTTTGTTAAAGACATCTTAAATTTACTTGGTATTGCTCCAGGTAAAGACTTCACAGCCTTGGCTTACGCATTAGTGTCTACAGAAAGTATCTTGACTGAAGGTCGTACGTTAGAGGCTACAAACCCACCTCCAGCAACGGCAGCTCTTGCTCCTGTAGCAGAAGGCAAAGCACCAAAAGAACCTTTGATGCCACAGCTGCAAAGTTATACATCAGCTGAAGACTTTATGTCTTCTATATCTGGACAACCAGAACCAACATCTTCAAAGGTAAGAAAAGCTTTTACTAGCATACCAGGTGTTAAAGAACTAGTAAGATTATTTCAGAATGAACGCTACCCCATTAAAAATTGGGAAGACTTATTAGCTATGGCTAATAAAATGACTTATTCTGGTGACGACACGACTGCTATATATACTCAAATTGCGTTGTCTACAGGGCGGGCTGAAGATGAGTTTCTTGTCAAAATGTACAACCCGTCTAACGCTTTGTATGAAGCAATTGGTAACTACGCAAAAGCAAAAAACATAGATGAAGAAACGGCGTTAAAACAACTACAAGGTGTTTTTGTTGCACTGCACGAACAAGAGCGTAGACATGTTAAGTATTTACTTAGCGTACCTTTAAATGCTAAAGCAGCTGAGACACGAGAAACTATATTAAAAGCAGTAAGATCAAATAGGATTAGTGAAGCTACTGCTAAAGAATTGCGCACCTATTTAGAGACTTTAGTAGCTAACAATAAGCAAGAAAAAGGATTTGGCTTTAATGCTGAACCAAATTCTAATTTTTCTTTAGATGAGACTTCTGACTATTACAACGTAGCAGGTATTCGTCCGCAGATTCGTGATGATATTTTAAATAAATACTACGCGCCAGACAAAGAACTTGTAGATTCAATTAAAAATGCATTACAAGAAATTCATAAAGCTACTATTGAACTTAATAAAAAAGCTAATTACTGGTCTGAACCTGTCAGTAATATTGTGGCTTTTTATGGGTTTGAAAATTATGTGCCGTTAAAAGGCAAACCAGATAGAAAAGAAAAAGAATCTAAAATTGACGACTTACTAGATTTTAGCAGTAAATCTAACGGTAGTGAGTTGCAAGAAAAAGAAGTTGGTTTTGATGGTCGTGTATCTGAGTCTGAAAACCCATTACTCCAAAGTTTGTCCGATGGAGTGCGCGCTGCGCTGCGCGCTGGTAGGGGTGGTACATACACTAATCCTGACGGTACAACAGAACAGTACGGTATTACCTTAGCTATTAAAAACGCAATAGATAAGAAATTATTAGAAGGTAAGAAGTTAAAAACTGTTAAATTTGAAGACCGCTATAAGGTTGCCGATGATGAAGTTCTTACTAGGGGAGAAAATACATTTTTCCATTACAACCCAGATGGCTCAATAGATATTTATGCTATTTATGATCCTAAGATTCGTGAGGCTGTCCGTCGTAGCTATCGTGCATCCCAGCCTTTACTTGACGCTCTAAATAATACAACTAGTTTAATGGGGCAGTTCCACACCCGCTATAACATAGCGTTTGCGCCAATGAACTTTGTTCGTGACACTTTGACCAACGCCTTTACTATAGGTGCTGAGATGGGTGTAGGCACAGTAGGTGCGGTGGCAGTTAAAGTTGCGCAGGGTGGTTTAGCCAGAGCGCTTAAAGTTTCCATGCTGTATAAAAACGGCGAATTTGACAAAATTGAAGCCCTTGGTAAAAAAGACCCTTACATAAAAGCAATGTATGAATACATTCAACAGGGTGGAAAAGTATCTTATGTGTCAGGTATAGGCGCTCAAAGTCAATTTGAGCAGATGCAAAAAACCTTAGGACGTAAAGGCATAGCTACTACTAAAGCTCAAATAGACAGTGTTATAGACATATGGACTAATATGTTTGAATTTGCCAGCCGCACCGCAGCGTATCAAGTGGTTAAAGAAAACTATATGAACGGACCCCAGAAGCTTTCAGAACGGGAAGCACAGGTTAAGGCAACTGCGTATGTTAAAAATTTAGCTAACTTTGAACAAGTGGGCTTGTGGGGTAAGAGTTTAGGCGCTATCTTTATGTTCTTCCGCCCATCTGCTACAGGTGCAGTTAGGGCTATTGAGTCACTTGTTCCATTGTTCCGTAATATTGATACAGCTTTAGCTGGGTTGCCAGAAGCAGCGCGTAATGACCCTAAAGCAGTTGCTGCGTTCCGTGAAAACATGATTGCCCAAAGGCGAGCTGCGGCTGGTATGTTAATGTCTCTAGCTGGTTCTGGAGCAGTTCTCTATCTAATGGCATCTATGTTGGCTGAAGATGATGAGGACGGACGGAACAAAGTAGCTATAGATGATATGGCTCGTTGGACACGCTATGCACGATTCCATATTCCAGGCACAGATGTAATATTCCAGATTCCTTGGGGCTTTGGACTAGGCGCATTTGCCTCTGCTGGTGCGCAGGTCATGGCTTTTGGCTCAGGAAATAATTCATTAAAAGATACCTTTAATAATATTAAAGACGTTGGGTTTGATGCGTTCTTACCACTCCCAGCATCCAGAATTAATATGTATGAGAACCCAGCAGCTTGGGCTATGGATAGCGTGACGCCTTCCTTGTTCCGCCCTTTCTTTGAATATGCGATGAATTTAGATGGTTTAGGTAGAGAGATTTACAACAATCGCCAAACCCGCAGTGGAGACGCCTATACAGGTGGGGACAACATCCCTGAGTTCTATAAAGATGCCGCCAAACTGCTCGCAAACATTACAAATGGTGGGGTAGATTGGAGTCCAAATACCATGTACTTCTTTGCTAACAACTACGCTGATGGTTTGACTCGTCTAATACACAACTCTTACAACATCGGTATGGTAGGCACTATGCAGAAAGACTTTAATCCTAAGACCGATACTTTAGCATTTGATATGTTCTTTGGCGCTAAGTCTAATTTTGACGCTCGTGAGTTTTCTAAAGCGGAAAACATAATTAAAGATAAAGAGCGTAAGTTAAATATGTTTAAAAACCAACCAGAACGTTATATGGATTACATAGCTGCAAACCCATATGACCAAGGGATTGTAGATATATACAACAAAGGTGTAAACGGGGATTTAAAGAAAGTACGAGAGTTGGCTAATAAGTATCGTGCTATGCCAGACCTTACACCGAAAGAACGTAAAGAGTTATTAGATAACGTCAAAGAGCAACAGAACTTAATCAAGCGGCATTTGATTGAAGTCTTCAAAACCTACGACGACCTTAATTAACTCGCCATACACGGATGCCCATAATGCCGTCTTTCATGGCGGCAAAGGCTTTAACTCTTAAGTTATGTTTTTTAGAAGCTTCAACGGCTGAGTAAATAGCATCGGCAGACTTTAGAGTGGGGATAAAAAAACTATCCCCAACCTCCATGCCGTCAAACGGAAACAACCAGATTGGCTCACTGAATAGATTGTTGCTCATCAGCTACAGGTATAAGTGGTACAGACTTAAAGAAATAGCAGTTGACGTTGACGCTATCTGGCGCACCTTTCCAACCAGCCGCTAAACGTTTTTTATCTTTCTTCTCCAACACACCTTTCTTCTTCATAATATGTAAGAAATTTTCTTCACTATACCCATGCTCAGCCAGCCATTTAGTCATAGTCATTGTAGACACGTAAGATATCCCTTCATCCAAATCAACGCGCACCGCCAGCTTCCTGTGGGGAGAGGGAGTAGATATTACCTTTTCATTAACAATTGCTAACGTAGCGCCTATATGGTCTAAGAAAAACTCTCCTAATACGCTTTCAAAATCAGTATCATTAATTGCGTTACCGCCGTCTTTCTTAGCAAGCATTAAGCTAACCATAACGTCGTATATCCTGTCTAAGTCATAGTTAATTAAACCAGCATCTTTGGCAATTTCTCCGCCTGTCATGCATACAGAAACTAAATCCTCATAGTATCTGTTAACTACATCATTACCAAAATCTTTCTTAAAGCGTTTAACCCACACTTCCATTTGTTTTAGTATTCTGTCTTCGCCCCATAAAAGCATTTGATGTGCATAAATTGGACCAGCATGTCCGTAATTTAAACGGAATGGATCAATAATTTCTTTGCCTTTATCAGGATAATCTTTAAACAACTGAGGTTTATGCATGAATAATTCAACCATACGGGCAGTCTCACCATAGGGAGTAGCCTTCTTTTTCTTTACGATACCTAGTAACGAATGATTTGTGGTGTAAAAACCAATCGTAGACGAAGTTACATCTTGAGAACGCTCAGCCATACTTGTACCTGAGAGCCGCATCTTGGCTTCTCCCTGAGCAATCCTGTGGATAAACTTACCTACTGCCGTTGGGTCCTTGTCACCCGCTTCGTCAATACCAACTAAGATATTCTTAGAAGTCATAATCCTAGTATGCGCTGCGTTATCTGTTGTTTCAAATACGCTTAGCTTTTTAGGATTACCCCAGATAGCCAGCGCACCGTATAGTGAACCAGATTTACCTGACCCTGACTCACCTTCGTAAGATAACGAGGCTCCATCAGTAGAAGCAAATTGCATCAAAGGCGCACCAAACCCTGTTAAAAGCCCAAACGCATGCATTTCAAGTCCTGGTTGATCGCTAAACTGTTGAGCCGACCATTTCCATTTCTCAAAGCTACCTTTCTTAACCAACGCTTTTGTTACGGTAGCCGCATTAGGAGAAGTAGGAGCATCTTTACCCTCTGATCCTGTTTCTTTTGTAACCTCAATATTACCTATAACAAATGTTTCATTATCGTCATGCCACCCCATTTGGTTGCGCATAATCTCAGCCGCACCAGAATTCTGGAAATACCTTCCCCATTTCATAACATACTCCGATACTTGTTTGGCATAGCTTTGGTTAAAGAATACGCCGTTGCCTGTCAATATTTTTTTACATTCTTCAGCGGCATACACCGTCTTCATAGAAATCATAAATTCACGGATACCGTCATTTGGTAGGTGTAAGCGCATCATAAGACACTCACCATCATTAGGACTATATATACGGCGATATGCATAAAAGTCGTGTTCTGATAGCAATATGGCATCTACGTCGTGGTACTTCTTGGTTTCTTTATTAAACTTAGCAGGAGGTTGGAAGTAAATACCTCCATTCACTCCACGGACAAACGGCGCTAAGTAATCTGGGAACTCTGGAACTTTTTTGGAACTCTTCGCCGACCGAATTGATTCCTCAGGATTTTTTTCTTCTTCGGTGTGTTCTGGAAGTTGTTCTGGTTCTGGTTCGGGTTTGGCAACGTTAAGGGTTCTGGCAAGCTTAATTGGGTTTCCAAGCTTACGGTTGGGGCATCCGTCACAGATGCCTGGGTTGCGCGCATCAAAAGTAGCGCAGGTATGCGGACCGCTTTTCTCGACACTTAGTATGTTCTCCAGTTTTTTGTCAACTATATCAGGAGAATAGCCAACGTATCCCTTGGATACTAGATGTACCATCTCCTCCTTGTTTTCGCAGTGCGCTGCGATAGTCATAATGCTATGCCATATGGGTTCTTCTAGATGTTCAGCGTTTTCAAATGCATATTGAATTTGCGCACAGCCTTTACCCTCGGCAGTTAACTCTAGAATTCTAGGAAAGCTATTGACAAAGTTGTCTAGCTTACGCATCTTCTTAGTCTCTTCGTCCAAACCCTTTGGTATAAGACTTAATACATTGTTGACTGGGGCTTCTACGGGTCCTAGAAAATCCTTAAAAGCCTCGAAATCATACTGGTGAAACTCAGTATCTATAAACTTAGCTTGTGACGGCGGGTCTGTTTTATAGTTTAACGAATCAGGAACACGCATAATCCGTGCCGCCTCTGCCATCACTGCTGGGTCTGCGAGCAGTCTTTCTAATACATAGTCTTTAAACTTAAGCGCATAAGGCATGTACTGATTAATAGGTACTTCTTCGGTTAATAACCAATACGCATGTATGCCTGTGCCTGAGTCAATCCGCACAGGTGGGGGCAGTTCGCTTTCTTCTAGAAATTTGTTTAGCGCTTCAAACGCATCTTCCTTAGTAGCGTAACCCTTACCACTCGCAGCTTTATCTTCGCCAACATCCAAATCAATAAAGAACGAACGAAAGTATAAACAATCATCTTTCTTACGGCTATAACCCTCGAACGTACCCAGCGCAACATAAGCATTCCAACCTTTCTTTTTAAATATCTCAACTTGTTTTAATAGGTCATCAATGTTCTCAGCAAACTTATTTGTAACCTTCCCTTTGCCAGCCTCTCCTAGCTCTATCCCAGTGGCACAATAAACGCCCTGCGTAGCCAATGCTTTCTCGTAAAATTGTTTTAACATATATGGCGTAGTCTAAAAAGCCGAGTTTCCTCGGCTTGGTTAATCGGGTGGGGTACTTACACTCCGTATGTGAAGCGGAAAAACGCGCGCTTTCCCCCGTTATTTAATCTTCTTTAAGCATGTCCTCAATATAGTTTTTTGCTTCTCTTAAGTTTCTTGCTGGTAATACTCCAGCTTTTATATCTTTCTCTAATAAACTCATAAAAGCATCAACTAGTTTTATACGGCGTGGTCGAATAGGACCACCACGAAACCAAGTGTGTAAAGCCATCCGTGATATATCAAACACTTTGCAGACATAAATAGCAGGTAGATTAGCTTCAACACATAGCTTTGCTAACTCCTGCCCAGTCGTAACCGCATCAGGCTTACTTAAGGTTAATAAGAACCTATTACTATAGCTTCGTGGCATACCTACCCTTACGCTTTCTTAGACCACTTCTTGACGATGTCAGTAACATCGTTACCTTCAGCTTTAGCTGCCTTAGGCGCACTCTCACGCTTTATTGGCTCAGCAGTCTCTGGAGCAGCAACTTCATCTGCACTGCCATCTTGCTGATACACGGTTAACTTAACTGCGTTATCCGCAGTAGAATTTTTACCTTGTGCTCTAACTGCCTCGTAGTCCTCATCAGGAACAGCAGCGGCTGGCGAGAATAATACTTTGGCATATTTAGTCTTAGTATCAAACTGCATCTTCGTCACAACGCGCCCTGCGCTAACATTGTTTTGAGCGAGCATATTGATATAAGCCTTAAAAGGCCAACGACCATTATCTTCTTTACCAAAAGCCGATGTAGCTGGGATTACAAACTGCATGATGTCGCCCTTTGGATCGTTAGGTAGAACAACTGCAGTTCTCCAAGACAAACGACACGAAGTACCTACACCGCCTGTACCTGAACCTTTTGCACTGTTAGGGCATTGGTCGCAAGTAGACGCTACTGGGTTTTTAACATCAACATCAGGTTTCTTAGAGTCAGACGACCAGCAGGTAGGAGAAACTTTCTCTCCCTCTTTGTATGCTTCTGCATAGAACGTACGGCTTGGGTCATGTGCCATCTTCACAAAAATAATGTTCATGTGACGATCCTCGATAGCACCAATCTCTTTGCCGTTAGCCATCTTACGGAATACACCGCCAGCAATTGAGATACGTTTGTTACTATTACTAGTAGCTACACTACCACCCGCAACGGCTAAGGTATCTTCATCTAACCCTGTTGTAACTAGGGATGGATTGTTTTTTAATAACACTGATAATTCATTACTCATAATTTAACTCCACTAAATAGACTGTTAGGAAACGCTTGTTGGTTTACGCACGGTAACACCAAACTCACGCATTACATTCACACCAGGAGGTAGACCTTCGTCTTGTCTCTCAGTGATGAATTCTTTGAAATTACCCTGATGGATACGGCGCTCTAGAAGTTCTAGGGCTTGATGTTCAAGCACATAGTCTCTAAAGTGTTCCCAATCCGTGCAGAAATAACGTTCGGTTAATTTGCGAATCACAGTACCTTTGTCTGTCTTGATACTTGTCGCATTTGTTTCATTGCAGATAGACAACAGAGCTTGTTCTAGCTTAGCCATCTCTTCTTTTACTACAACATCTTTTGCTTCCCACTCATTACGCAATCGGTCACGCTCATTCCTTAACGTAATAAATGTTTCTACTAACTGATCGGTGTTCATTCGTTTTCTCCTAAACCGAGTTCTGACTTATATAAATCGACTAATTTTTCATGCATATCTACTTTATTTTGCAACACTTCGTACATCTTTCTTTCAACTGGAGAGCCTTGTAAATGCACTACTGTCATCTTGTTCTTTTGACCTACCCTATCAATACGAGCAATACATTGTAAGTACGTTTCAACACTCATTACGGGAGACCAAAATACCACAGTATTAGCAGCTGTTAGCGTAACTCCATGGCTCGCAGCTTGCGGTTGTATTACAAGGATTCTTGGGTTGTTTGATTCTTGAAATCTGTTGATGATTAGACTGCGTTCTTTTGCAGGCACATCTCCATTGATAACTTCGTTTGTGATTCCCTCCTCTGTTAAGAACTTACAAACTAACTGTATAGTGTGTCTATACGGTACAAAAATAATTAGCTTGTGTTCTGTTTCTTCGATAACTTCAAGTAGAGCGTTCTTGCGTGGTGCTATATCGAACTCAACTACCTCCCTTTTATCAGTATATACTGCGCCGCCTGACAATTGCAATAATTTATTTAAATTTGTTGCAGCATTTACTGTAGTGATTTGTTCACCCGCCGCTTGTATAAGCATATCTTTCTTGAGAGTGTTGTAATACCTTAGAGCCTGTGGTGACAGTGGTACTTCCCGTGTCTGATACATTAAATCAGGCAAGTCTAAACACTCGTTTTTTGTAAAACGAATTGCTGGTTGCAATGCATCAAAAACTTTTTGCTTTGCATCATATTTTGGAATCCATTTAAACCGTGATAGTTGATGCATAACTTTATCTTTCCACACAGTTAATGTGCGTGGAACGTTTTGTGGTGATACGAGTTTGGCTATACCAAAGGCATCTACTGGTGATTGTGAGGCGGGTGTCCCTGTTAACATCCACAACCTCGTGGTTGGTTTCATCAATTTAGCTAATACTTTCCATCTTTTAGTCGTAACATTTTTATACGCGTTTGCTTCGTCAATCACTATTAGGTCAAACCCTATTTTTTCTAACTCGTTAAAAACTATACTGACACCGTCGTAATTCATAATGATAAATTCGTAGTCTCCGTTAAGAATCTTTTTACGCTTGTCTGGATTACCGTACGCTACAGCAACCCGTCTGTGCATAGCAGTCTTGAAGATGTCTGCTTGCCATGCTGAATACATAATTGACAGAGGGCATACTACTAAAACTTTTTTAATAATATTTTGATTCATTAAATAATCAGCAGCCCAAATAACAGAAGATGTTTTACCTGTTCCTGCTTCGTTAAAACAGAACGCCCGCATGTTAATTGAAAGGAACGCTGAAGTAACTTTTTGGTGATCGAAAGGCTTAAACAACCCAGGCCAATTGTAGTTAGCCGTTATGGGTGAAGGTAAGGGTTTATTAAACTTAATTAGCCGATTAAGCAGGGTTAGTTCTTCTATACCCCAATAAACCAAAACTTCTGAGAGATTGCCCTTGGTCTCTACAAGTTCGCTTTTTTCTATACTGTTTATTACGCTTGATACAAGGTCTGTCGGGAGCGTGAAGCGAACTGCTGTGTTATCTACTATTTCCATATTGTCCTTAACTAAAATTAACTAAAACCCCTTACGGGGGTTAGTCGTCTAGTCCTTTACCCTTCAAACAGGGAGGTCAAAAAGGATAAGACTAGATGACATGGTTTAAGCCTGAGAATCACCAAAGGCGAGCTTGTTTGTTACCCACTCATGTCTAACGGTAAACAAATACTTTACACTAAAACTTTACTTTTTGCGCTCTTTTTTGCTGGTTTCAGATACCAAATTACCCTTAGAATCCCGCTTAAAAGACCGATTTTTAGCCGCCGTAGTGATGTAAACCCCATGTTTATTAGAGCCACCTTTGTCCAGCGCCTTGCGGTGGGCTACATCTTTGCCCTCTCGTGCATCTGCCTTGCCGTTGCCGTTGCCATCAGGCATCTTCTTGTCTACGCCCCGTCTAGCTCGCTGGCGTTCCATACGATTGCCATGCTCTCCACGAGCCTTTTGTTGCTGGTATTCCTTCTTATAAGGTCTTGGTTTAGTAACGTAGGGCATTATCTCTCCTTGTGATGTTCGCAAGACCTAACTGGACACCATCCACATAGCCCCGTAGGATTTGCTTGCCATGTATCATTTTCGTACGAATGGGTCAAACGAGCAAGGTCTGGCAAAAAGGCATTCCAAAGGTCATCCTTGGTTTCATGGTCATATTCCTCTGTAATAAAACTATTATTCATGACGAACATCAGCCCAGCCTTGACGTTACGTACTTCAGGGAAGTGTTCAAAGACCATTAACGCCATAAGCTTTAACTGCTTTGGGTCCGCATATTTATTGCTACCTGTCTTGTAATCAACAATAAAAGCATCCTCGCCATCCACTACTAGGAAGTCAACTATACCCCTTACCCAACAGTCTTCTGCGCCCCATTTACAGGCTTTCTTGTCAAAATTAAGTGCCATACGAAGTTCAGGATGAAATTCACCAGGTATTTCTTTAAGGCTATCCATCAATGGAGCAAATCTCTTATAGTTTTCTGCTAACGGTTCTCCGTCTTTGATATAGTTTTCCAATGCCTTATGGACTTGGTTTCCGTAAAGAATCTGTTGGGTCATCTCCTTCTGATAGTTTTTGAGGACCTTAACCTCTTGGTATTGCTTTGGGCAGTTTATGTAATCCTTGAGAGAAGAGAATGACCAAGTAAACATTAGCATCTCCCATCCATTAAACCTTCTACATCTCGTTTTAACTTGGCATTTTCTTTTTGAAGGACTTCTATTTGCTCAAGAAGTAAGTGCATCTGCTGACGCAACATCTCCTCACGGGTTTCCTGCTCAATGTAATCCGCTAAGGTTTTAACACTAGCACCGCTATCTACAATATGTGGGGGTGATGAGTTCATTCTGTCCTCCGTGGTAAAAGTAGTCATTTCTTAATCCTTTCCCATATTTCAGTTATAGGCATAGCCTTGATTTCCATCCATCCAATATACACACAAGCAAACATAATAAATAAGAAAAATGCAAACACGATTGCGAAAATCAATACTGCAAACGTAGCTACAAATAGGGCGAATAAGTTAAGTATTGTTACTATCATTTTTAACATTCTCCATATGATCGTGCTACTTTAGTTTCACAGGCGATGGGAAGTCCTGTCGCCCAGGACGGCGCTGCAGACATACATTCTGTCACATAAGAAACTGCTTGCTCAAGCTCATCCTCTGGCACTACACATACCGCAGCGTCATGCACAGTCAACACTACAGAATATCTTTCCTGGATCTTGAGCATCTGTTCGCCCACAATGCATCTCGCCAAGGCTTGAACCACGTTCTCAACGACCGCGCCACCCCATAGGGATATGTCTCCCCTACGAGACTTATAAGCGTATTGAGGTCTGCCGTTCTGGATCTCGACTGTTAGGTTAGGGTATCGGATATAACAACCGCTAGGCAAAAGAATCCCCTCCGAATTGACAGTTAGGCAACGGTGTTCTCCTAGATAATACGGCTTTTTGACGCCTGAGAAAATACTTTCTAGCGCTTGCTCTGACTCTTTCCACAGACCTACGATGCCATCATTAGTCTGTCTGTATAGATCAACTATCCGCTTACACTCATCTTCGTCTAGTTCTACACCAGGAGGGGTAGTCTTTAGCGTGTGTTGTAATTTGCTTGCGCCAGTCCCGTACCCTAGACCGAGGATACAAGTCTTACCCACGAACCTCTCAACGGGATTCTCTTTAGTTACTTTCTTACCGTATACCTCGGAGGCAAACAGGCTATATACATCTTGCTTTTCTGCAAAGGCTTTGACCAAGTCTTCTTGCCCTGCAAGCCAAGCTAGCACCCTAGCTTCAATCTGTGAGGAGTCGGAGTTAATAACTACAAAGCCATCAGGTGCTACGACTGCATTTTTGAGCGTCTTCTTTTTGACATCACGGGAGGGGAGATTTTGAAAGTTAACCTTGTCAGAGCCAGCCCAACGACCAGTATGAGCGCCATAATACTTAAGAGGGATAGGAAGACGACCTTTATTACGCTTACCAATATCAATGAATCGTTCAATTCGTGCCTCCTCTAATGTAGATTTAGTACCAAGACGCACCGCACATAGTTGTTGTATGAAGGGGTCTTCGCTCTCTGTCAAGGTAATAAAACCCTCGTCATTCTTAGCAAGCGCAAAGGTTTCTTTGCCTGTCGTCTTACTAGTCTTCAATGGTGGTTGAACTCCAAATTCCGTTAGTAGCCCTGCAAATTTCTTGTTACTTGCTAGCTTCTTACGGACATCTTCTTCGGTCTCGCACTTCAGTTTTTCCATGAGGGATTGGAGTAATACGCTCTTTTCGCTGCGGACTTCGTCTAAGCGATCCATCAGTAAAGCATCATCTACCTCAAGCGTAGGCTTTGTGTACATGCTTATTGTCATGTCAATCAGCTTTAATTCGCCCAATGGAAAATCCTTGTTGAGGACATCAAATAATTTCTTTGTTAGCTCGACATCGTTGATGCAATACTGTCCGTACCTATCAAGTTCCTCAGAAGTGAAACCAGTTATATACTTGCCTTGTGCATCTTCAACCTCTGTGCCTTTTGCGCCAAGTTGATAGCGTTCTACCAAAGCAGAAAGCGACGCAGGGGAATCAACCCCGTGCAAAGCACGAGCCATACATAAAGTATCGAAGTAAATGTGGGGGGTAATACCAAACTTCCATGCAAGAATAGCGCCATCAAACATCATGTTGTGGCAAAGCACCGCAGACTCAGCCCAGTTGAACGACATCAGGTAAGGTTTTAATTCCTGACAAGTACCGCTGACCCATTTGGTTTCTGCATCGTCAATCTTCACTCCAACACCAATGGTCTCAAAGCGCTTATCTCTGATGTATTCTTCGGTCGTGAGTTTACGCAAGGAGAAGTCCTTGTCGTAGTAAGTCTCAAAATCTAGTGTGATTAGTGACATTAAATAAGATATGAAATAGCTACAAAAAAGGGGAGCGCACCGTCAGGCGGACTCCCCTAAGACTTAATTTAACAACCGATAGGCTTAAACGGACCTTGTGTTCCTACATCCCAACAACACATACCGCCTCTGCCATCAGGCACACACTTCGTCTGCGCCATAACTCCTGTTGTTAATAAAGTAACGCAAATTACTACGATTGCTTTCTTCATGCTTTTCTCCCTAGTTCACGATTTAGATACCATAGGGCTTTCTGTAAATCCTCGTTACGACTGCCCTTATGGTCGGCACGAGTAATGTATTTAATAACATTACCAAGGTTGTAATTTAATTTCTTAGCCTCGATAAAATCAATCGTCTCAATACCACCTACTTTGTAATGCGGAGGGTGATTGACAGTATCTATAAGACTCTTGTCTGAAGTGCTATAACTAATACCAAGGGTTTTTAAGACACGCTTAGTTTTATTTACGGCTTCTTCATGTGTTGAACTCTTATTTACGGGTTTGTTATTACTCCGTAATTTATACACATATGATGGTGACATTTTGAACTTCTTAGCCACTGCAACGTATGACGCTGACGGATTAGCTTGTATATAAGCTATGACTTTTTTGGCTTTAGCCGATTGTGTTCTCATTTTACTTCTCCCTGTTAAATTAAATATAATCGTCTTTGTTAAATTTTGCAATAAATTTTTCCTTAAATTTTTTCATTGCTCTTTTTTCTACATCACCTACTGCGGTTCTACTTACTCCTAGTTCGTCTGCCACCTCCTGTTGAGTTTTATTAAAAAGTTTTCTATCTGTTGGTATTTCGGGTTCATCATCTACCTCGACCATCCCTGCAAAGGGTATGGGTTCAAACCGTTTTGTCATATTTTTTACCTTTACGCACAGTTTTAATTCCTATCTCTTGAGGTTTACGAGCCTCCATCATTGCGTCTGCCATAGCGTATGACATATACGGTATTTGGTCTATAGGGTAGTCTCCGCTAACAATCCATCCGTTCATAGCTAACCCTGCAAAGATGTCCCTGAGCATCCCTTCATCTTCTTGTGTCATAAGATACTCGCTAACCAATAACCTAATACCATACAAACCATACCGAATAATATGGATATGACAAGCGTAATTGCAAGTTTATTTATATCACTCATTGTTACTCATCTCCCTGTTTACTTTGAATAAAAAATCATCACGATACTCTGTCGGTGGCACAAACCCATAACGTTTAAAAGTCTTCATTACATCAGCGCCCCTAGTCCAAACGAATTTAGAATTTCTTTCTACCGCCATTGACGGCTTTACTTCTTTAGGTTCTTCTCTTACTGCTGTCAATCGTCTAAGTATTTTACTGTTCATACTATTACTCCTTTATCCAAGACTCAATCAATGTTTCTAATTCATTAACATTGTTCTCATTAATAACTATTGCAAGTCCCCCATTGTCGCCAATCCTTTTGAGATTGTCTTGTTGCAATGCAGTAACCTTGCCTTTACCTGCTTTACACTCGATACCAATAAAACATTTCTTATAGCAAACAACAATATCAGGCGCACCGTTAGAGCCAAAGCCTGTGCCAATCGGCTGAAGAAAGTATGCACCCATTGTGTTGAGTCTTTCTTTTACTTTCTTTTTAACTTTTGCTTCAGGTGTCATTGCCATAGCTATCCCTTAATTAACACTTCACCAACCATTGAATCCAAATCTTGTCGTTCTATTACAACCACAAAGAATGTGTCGCTACCTCGCCAACCAATCTCTAACAAGTCTGATGGGTAATTATTCATTAGTTCAGATACTCCAAAAGACCTATCATGGTCTTTGTATAAATTAGTGTTAGGTAAGGCAAGTATCATTGCCATTTTTCCTTTAATACAATCAGGCAAAGTATCAGGAGTAAAAATTCTAACAATACCATTCCCCAAATAAACATAGTAATCGTCATTGACTTTCCTTAGTGGCACACGATAAAGAGACCAGTTATATGGATGGACTAGCGGAACTAAGTCTCTTATTTGGATATGCATAGCCACTCCATATCAAAGTCGGTGTTGTTGTTTTTATAACCATAACTGATACCTAACTCAGGAATGTATCTGTCTCCATGTGGTGCTAAAGACTTATCTGACCAAGGTCTAAACTTATCGTCAAGATGCACCTTGGTCATTGTCAAACAAGACAACACATCAGGATACTCTTGTAGAGAACTTACACGCTTGAACGGAGACTTAAAGTCAAAACGATAGTGTTCTCCCCCATTAGATTTCATAACCTCGCACCCTGCGTCAGCAATTAGATAATGACCTTTCCTATCTGCACCTACAACATAGCAACTATCCATCATTTCGTGCATCCCCTGTTTTCTAGTTTCTAACTGTATGTCAACTTTAGTGTACTCGTCAATATGCTTTAGGTATATATCCCTATTACGCTGTGGTATGTCGCCAAGAGTCTTACCACTTTGCAACGCTAAAAGTATTTCATGCGCATAGTCTCCATGAATATTATTTTTTCTATCAACATTGAATGAACTAAATATTGAAATCATTGGCTTATTAATAGTTTCATCAAATTGTTGAATCATCTGTTCTCCTTTGGTAGGAATGCCTACTTTCTTTAGCGACGCTATCAATGATGATAGTTTTTTGCTACGAAAAGTGTGTCTATCAAAGTCATCTGCCCCCCGTTGCTTTGCACAAAATGGTGTGTGATAGCAAAAGTTATCTTCATACACAAACACACGACCGACAGGAAAGCCTTGTACTTCATCGCATAGCATAAAGTTATCTGTATTACCGCCACCGCTACCAAAACGAAAGTCACCCGATGTCGCATACACTTTTAAGCCATAGATGTGATTAAGTTCACGAATGAGAGGCAACGCTTTGCTCTGCGCTACCTCCTCTTTCAACGAATCATCTGCTACTGCATGGAATAAGATATTACTTAACATACTACTTCTCCCTGTGTTGAACTGCTGATTAACGAACTACTTCTACACCGTTTAATACAACTCGTATGCCCCACTCACTACCCTTGGTGTTCAGTAAAGAAACTTCTTCTTCATAGAAAGGTTTGTGGGTGTTGTAGGCTTTCTTAGCTAGAGTGGTTTTGAGGCGAGGCACAATATTTTTAGGCTCACAAATGTTATATCTTGTATGTCCTCCATTCTTAAGCGCATAGTCACTAAAACCATTTATGCCTGTTGACATTGCAAACATCAATGATGCTTCAAACTCTGCACCACTATCGAGTAAATCATCACCGATTTTCATAGCTTTATCAGAATTTAAATAGGTGTAGTTACTGTCGGATTTATCAGCGTATTGCTCATATAAGTCTCTAGCTGACACCATCATCGTGTCTGTGTCCAAACACTTCAACATAGCATGGGCTATATCTAGTTTGGTCTTGTATCTCTCCATCAATACCTTTGCCCTCTTACGGTCAACAACCTTGCGGAATACTTGAATGTTCTGAGACTCGTGTGGTTTAAGAGTTTCTGCATCCAAGCGTAGACCTTTGAATATTGGCATACGGACATCTTGCCCATTCGCATGCGCCGTTAAACCGTTGCCACTATACCGATAACTGTCAAACATATAGCTATGTTTTATCCACTCAGACATTTTCTTCCTGTCACCTTGATAATAACTATCTAGAGTGAACTCAAATGTATTGTCAGACCGCACAATGGCTAGGACTCTTGATTTAGTAATTCTTTCATAGAACGGATAGGGTTCATAGTCTCTGTCTTTCTTACAGACTCGTTTACCTCGTACACCTTTGAGCAAATTATATTTTTGCTCAGTGATTTCTTTGGTATCCCAATCCTTGCCATAGCAAACATGATATTCAATATCGTTCTCAGTCTCGACTACCTGAAAGAGACTATATGGTTGTCTCCTGTCGCTATACATAGGAAAGTTCATCGTTCCCCTAAATGGGTCTTGCGTATGAGTTACATGTTGTAACCCTTTGTATGTCAAATATGGCATTTACTTCTCCCTGTTAATTAAGATAATTACTGCTCAACCGTAACACAACGACCACCTGCGGGCGGAACAAAGCTAGAGTTCTGTGTAACAAACCACATGGTAGGAGTCGTTACTTCCCACTTAGGATTATTCTCCACATAGCCATCGGTAAAGATAACCAAGGCTTCTGCATTGATTGAACTCTTAATTATGTATTCGCTGACACAACCAACATGAGTGCCACCACCGCCTTGGGGTTTGAGCATCTTGGCAATATCGTTGTAGTTACCTTCAAAGATTTGCTCACCATGCACCTTGGTATCCCACCACAAGACTCGCACCTTGTCGGGGCTACAAGTTTCACAGATAGATGCCAGTTCTGAGGCAAACTCAGAGATTTGCTCATTGTCAATAGAGCCTGATGTGTCGATAGCAACTACCAACTCACCCATAGTCTCAGAGTGCATAGATGGTAGATACATATCATTAGCGAGGTAAGACTTGTTCATTTTGCGCCATGTGTATTCATCTTTGCCACGCATCGCTGACTGAACAAACTCACGAAAGACCTCTCGCCAATCTACCTTTGTATCAAGCAAATCTCCAATGACACGAGGGATAGATGCGCCCATCCGCCCTGCCAACATACCACCTTGCCGTAAAGCTTTATCAACCATATCCTCTAGCTTCTTCAACTCCTCGGCAGTCATGTCTTCAATCTCCTTGAACACATGGTCATCCATACCCTTGTCCATGTTGCGTAGCGCCTCGTCAATGTCAGTCTCGTTTTGGCTTTCATCATTCGTTGAACTGTTGTTTTGCTGAGGGCATGGCTGAGGCTGATTACCGTCTTGGTCTGCCTTGTCAAGTTCCTCCTTGCGTTTCTTCAAATACTCGTAGACCTTACGGACTGACCAATTATGAAACATTGGGTGATACAACCAATTAGGGTTCAGCGTAACCAATGGTTCTTTGTTGTGTCCTACTGTGCCAACAGTATTCTTGATGACATCATTGACAACGAAGTCCATCGCATAATTAAGTAACTTATGGTCATGGCTTAGGTCTCGGTGTCTTGGTATCTGCTTCAATGCCACATGAAGGTTCTCATGCAACACCACACCTCGCAACTCCGACTCCAACTTATACTCGGCGATATGTTCCTTGCAATACACCTTGTTCATGCCATCGGTGTAGGCGGTAAACATTCTGCCGTAAGTCTTGGCATCAATGACTTCATTCTTACCTGATGCAATAATCTGCGAATACAATGCAGTCATTGGATGTTGCATCAAAGTAATGTGCGCTTTCTTCAAGCGTGTTTCTTCTGCGGTTCTCATACCGTTTCTCCCTGTGTTGAACTACTAATTAATCACCAAACAACTCATGGTTCGCTACTGCCCATGTCTTGATTTCCTCGTTGTTACGAGCAATCTTGGCTGTGCGTTTAGCCCTCATAATCATCGTAAAGAATATTGCCTGACACTCATCGCTAGCGACTCTCTTCACGAACTTCATGAACTTGGATAGCTCATCTTGTGTCTCTAGCAAGTCTATCGCCTGAAACATAATCATAAGAAGTGCTGACATATCTTTCGGAACTTCTATGTCGTCTGGCTTCTTCAAGATGTCCTTGAAGTCAGGTAATTGTTCCTCTAGCGATAAAAACGCTGACATCTGTTTGGCGGCGGATACACCTATCGTTCCTGCAAGGGCAACCATCGTGGCATTTTCACCAAGGGTATTCTTGTGTTCAACGATGACTGAACTCTTAGCTAACGACCGAGGCGATACAAACTGATTCCCTGCTCTCTTCGGATTAAAGATTACAGTATTCTCCTCTTGGTCTCCGCTACGATATGATGCCAACCAATTAGGGTGCATGGCTACGCAAGAACGAATCGAACGATGGATTCCATTCTCCGATGCCCACAACAACCACTCTTTCGGGCTAGGTTTAGCCATCTCAATCTTACACACACGATTCCCTGCATGGGCAAGCATAGAGTCGCCGACACCATCTGTTGCATTATTAGATGTTGCAAAGATGATTGACCCCTTGGGTAACGGCACATCACCAACCATTCTTTCTAGCATCATGCGAGTAAAGATAATCTGCAATAGCTTTGGCGCTTTCATCAACTCGTCAAGGCAAATGACTTTCTTCTTGCCGTTGCCTAGCTTGAACAGACTAGCGACATAGTATTCCAAGGTTCTTGTCTCATGGTTAGGAATAACCATACCAATGTCAGACATATCTTTGACAGGACAGTCCACATATATGTAGTCATACTCGGTTGTCCCCAAATCCTCTTCTAGCATATTCAAGAGGCTAGTCTTACCGACCCCTGGCTCGCTAATGATGACTGGAGTAAGACTCTTACCAATGATAGGAATGGCTTTACGCAATTCGCTGATGGACATTGTTTCTACTAGATTAAGTTTCATTTTGATTCTCCCTGTTTAGGTTTAGATTGATTGAAATGCACCGAACTTCATTAGAATGTCATCGACACCCTTCTTCACGCTTTCACGCACCGCATCGCTTTCTCGAATGTCCTCTGCTGATACATTGCCTAAGACTTTCTCTAACGATACAGACGCTTTAGCTAACTCTTCGTCATTCGTAAGATTGAACGACCTAAAGGTATTGCACAAGTCCTTAGCCTTATCGACTGTGGTCTCGTATATCTTGCGTTTCTTGGTTTTGACTTCTCCATCTGTTGAACTGCTAGTTTCGTCAACACCACAACAATGACTAATAGACTCCATAACCTCCATGAACTGATTAGCAATATCAGCCATGACTTGTGGAACAATCTCATCATTGACTTGTTTTTGGTATGTAATCTTTAAGTCATCAGCCAAGTCCTGCGATATGGAACAGCGATAGTCCGACTGTGGAACTTCTGCCACATACAACCTGATACGGAACTTGTCCTTGATTTGGTCTACCGATGGATACTCTCCTCGGTCAAACATATCCCCTTGCTTGAACGCCATGTTAGAAACAATTTGGGGATACTTAGCCAAGAACGCATCACGCAACGCAAAGTAAGACTTCTCATGATGTTGAAACTCTGCTTTGAACTTGGGTAGGTTCACAACAGGCAACAAGCGTAATGACCCATTCCAATCGTAGGTTGACCTACGAAGCCAGTTATAAACGGTCTGTCTATAATTGAGCAACTGCTTATGGGTTGGGTCATCAGCTAAGAGATTCTTTACATACCGCCCTGCTGAATGATCGGCCTTTTTAGCCGTTGTTACCTCGTTAGAGATAACTCTATCTTGCTTTGTCGCTGACCAAACGCTTAATTCTGCATTGACCAAGACTGCCGATGTCGCAAGACTAATGACATGGTTCGGACTTTCTAACTGAATAACACTCATGGTTCACCTCACTAAGGATTAACTTCAATAACTGTTGAACTGTTATATAACGGTTCGGCTTAACTACTTACTGATACAACTTAAACATCTTCACTCCCAACAAACATATTATACCACATACTTTACATATGATATGGATTTATACATCTTTTTTATTCCATCCAGTCTGCATAAACTTGTCGCCTGACTCCAATCCAATCCCAGTCATGTTCACCAAATCCCTCCTCGGTGATGTCGTCTGATGACTCACCCACACGCACGAAAATACCTCCTATCTCCTCGTTGCCTACGGTCTTGCCATTCTTCTCATCTACCTCATCAACCCAAGACTGGGCTAACTGTAATAATCCCATATGGCATTTGACATCTTCATAGTCCTCATACCACTTCACATCATCGGCAAAGAAGTTCAGCGCAAAGTTCTTCTCGTCTACAACCATATACACATCGGATATTGCTGATGGGAACTTAACCTTTGCTTCAGCTAAGAATGTATAAAACCCATGCTTACATACTGTGTCCTCGTCTCCTGTGAATCGTATGGTGTAAGCAACTGTTGAACGATAGCCCATGTTACCCCCCTTGCCCATCTGTTTTGTTGGGATTGTCTTTTCTCGAAATGCTCTGCTGATGTCTAGCTTGAATCGTTCGTTCCGCATTTCGTCGGGCATTATGGATTGCTTCTTCCGTTTCATATCTAGCCTCCTCCCACATTACTTGTTCCTGCACTACACATAGTTCGTTGAACTTATCAGCCATGCCCTGCTTATCGCCACGCTTGTGGGCATCAACCGCCTCTTTGAGAATCTGTAGTTCTCTTGCCAAAGAAGTCTTATAAAACTCGGTTATGTCTAGGTCTTTCTTGCTCATACCAAACCTCCAATTATGTTAATCATGAAAACCATCAGTAAAACAAATAAAACTACAGCCCATGCTTTATCTTCCATGAGCTGTTCTCCTAGTAAACCAAGGGATAGTTTTGCGCATTGGTTTATATGCCCCTCGGTTCTTTCTACAATACTTGTGGTCTACTCGTGGGTCAATCCATTTCACGATTCACCCCCTGTAAACTTAAACGGCACTTTTGTCTCAGATAGCACATCACCCTGTTCGTTAAAGACAGACACATAAAAGCATTCGTCATTGTTGTCTTGTCTAGCCATTACATACCCACCCTGTCTAGTAGGAATGTTATAGTCATCCACGACATCAAAGTTAATCACCACTGAACCATCATCTAGTTCTTCGGGGGTCATTACGATTTTTTTATACGATTTCATTTGGCTCTCCTGTTGATTTCATCTTCGATACTGCGAATTAGGTATAGGTCTTTCATGCCCATACCCCCTAGTTTCACTTCCACAAGCAACTGTTTTAACTTTTTAATGCTCAGGGCTTTTAGTTTCATTTGACTAACCCTCCCTTGTTGTTTAGTCCAACCAAGTCAGCCCTGTTGGTAATCAACATATAGTTCGACTTGTGCATCGGCGCAACGGTTCGTACTACCTTCGTAGCTAGGTCATCACCGCATGGCATACATACCGCATAGCCTATGGCTAACCTCTCAGCGTCGTAGGTGTTCCCACATAGCTTGCACTGTGGGCTAAAAGTCTCATCAATCATGGTTGAACTCCTTATTAGCTTTAACGATTTCGCCCGATGCCTCAAACTCTTTCCATGCTTGGCAAGTCGGGCATTGACGGTCGTAGTCGGGACACTTCTCACCCCAATACTGAATCATGCCTTCCTCTGCATCGTCTGCTTCACAGGCTTTCGCCCACTCGTGGTCAAGCCACGCATCTAGCTTAATAGTCATTGCTCACCTCCCTGTTTGCCAAACGACTTCTCGTAAGCATCAAGCCACGCATTGAAGTCCTTCTCGTGTTGCGCCCATTCCTCAGCCCTCAGGTTGTCCTGCGCCAAGTCTAGTTCTAACTGCCGTTGATGGACTTCCATATGGGATAGTTTTTCCTCCCAATACTCGTTGAAGAGTTGTTTTACCCTGCCCATGTCACACCCCCTCTGTCATTGTTGGAATGAACTCATAGCCGACTGCCAGTAAAGCAATCAATACATTGGTTGTCAGCAGTTTGCCCCGATTGAACATAACCTCCTGTGTGCTTGGGTCAACTAAGTCTTGCGCCAAATACAGACCCTCGTTGAGGACTGGGTTAAATATCTGCACTTCTACTTCTTGGATTTTTTTAGTATCCATAACACCTCCCTGTTAAATGCATTTCAATAGTGGTTGAACTCTTGATTAAGGAGTTGCCACGACTCGTTGGATTAGCTACTACTTTGTGCGCCTCTCCAGTAATCATTATACCACATACTTTACATATAATAGGCTTCTATATGACTATTTTACGGAGGGGTTCTTGCTGAAATTAGGCAAGATGCCAGTTTTTAGCGTTGTAAGTATTTGATATTATTAGTGTTCTGACGTTCTGACCCTCGTAACTTTACTAATGGAACTGGAACAAGGTTTTTGCGTGGTGTTGGGGATTTTGTAAGTCCTTGTTTTGTATATATAATATATATAATATAATAATAATAATAGGGGGCGAAAGGAGAGTTGTTCCAGCGTTCTGACTGTTCTGAGGATAGAGGGGAAAAAGTGGGTTGAGGTTTTGCACTCGCAAAATAATTTAAACGATCAGGTTCTTTTTTATTTCACTTTCCCAAACCCTATTTCTTGGTCAGAACGCTGGAACACTGGAACAGAATGATGTAACTGCTTGATTCTACACGGTTTTACTTGTTCCAGACTTTGTTCCAGCCATGACTTGTTCCAGAACATACTCGGCAATACATTGTCTACATGGTGAGGCACTTCAACACATGTTGAACTCTTATATAAGGGGTTTGCCCCGTAAACCTTGCAAACATGGCGCTGTGCGTTGTGTCAGCAAAGAATTCTAAAACTGATGCAAACCCTTGTTCACGCGCGCGAGGACAGATAACTGGTTTCATTTTTTGGGGACAAAAAAAGGGGAGAGAGCCTAAACCCTCCCCCCTCAAAAACAATCTAGATTACTTCTTAAATACAGCGTTGAAAGCCTGAATCGCTTTATCTAACTTAGCGACATCAGCGAATTCATCGCCTTTTGCTTTGGCATTTTTACAACGGGTTTTCATACTATCAAAAACACCCTTATCGTTATAAAGGTATTCCATGAAAGCTAGATTACCTTTGCGCTCTACCTTCTCACCTTTGCGCTCTTTCAGTATCTTATTACCTTCCGCTACTAATTTTTTGTAAGTAGTGGTTTCATACTTGTTGCAATCGGTACGAATTAAAGCAACAATGCCATGCAATACAGGGTTATGAGTTTCTTTAATCTTACCCGCCTGTTGCTGAGTAAAACTAAAAGCATAATCCACGCCAATATTAACTACCTCGGCATTTTTTGGCATTTCAATACCCTGTAATTGCATATCGCTAACCTTGAGATATTTACCCTCAATAATGCAATACTGAATAGCGGGATTTAATTCTGAGTGTTTACGCTTATAACCTTGGCGTATGCTCAAAATATCTTCGTCGCTAACATCATCAGGGAAACCCTTTACATGGTCTAACGCCCATGTAGCTAACTGTTTAACAGATTGCAAAACCCCGCCATGCCTATAACCTAAATCAGCTAGGTTTTGGGGTTGATTAGAGTTACCAATTACAGCACCTTGCTCAAGGGCATTTACAAGCTTAGTTTTTGTCATAAGACAAACCTCCTGTTTATGGGTAGAAACAAAATGTTTCTTTGAACCCATGGCTAAATTATCTCTTTATTGACACTATTTGTCAAGTTCAATGGGTGTTGAACCCTTATATATCAGGCACACACGCTCACGCAGATGCGAGCGAGGACAAATAACTGGTATCAAATCCTCCCACCGAAGTGAGAGGACTGAGTATTACCAATAAACAAAAAGCTTTGAAGGGTGGCTAGACCAAGCCCGTAATGCTTCTTTAGCTTGGCGACGCTCATACCTTACTAAGTAAGTACGTCCTGTTCTAGCTATAAACCTAACTATATAGCCTCTAGGTTCATCAAACCCTTTCCTACCTTTTTCTTCAACACCAATATCAAACAAACATAATTGCTCTTGCTTCATTCTCATAATTATCTCCCTGTTAAAAATGAGGGTGAAGCGCACCCTCAACGCTTACTACAGGGAAAGCTTAGTCGCAAACAATTTTGTATTCGTTTATGACTTCGGTCTTACTACCAACTACTACCTTACGGCAGGTAGGACTGTCGCTTTTGACATAAGCGCTAATCGTCACACTGAAACCATCGAAGTCGAATCGATAGTCACGGTTTAATGACTGCGCCCAGTCGCTAGACTTCGGCTCTCTAACCCCATCGAGGTTAGATAAATACCACAGTCTGCTTACTAACCTATCGTCTTTGAATGACTCAAGGTCTTCCAGAGTAACCCGAAGGTATGGCTCATGCCCGTCAACATCAAACCACATCGATGTTGATTCGGTCTGCTCTTTGCAGAGTTGTTTAGCAAGTGTGACCATCCGCTTGCGATGAACTTTAGACTTAGCCAAGTTCTTAACAAGTGCTTGACGAAACTCTACTGCTCGTTTAGTTGCACGGTCAAACTGCTGTACTGCATAGGACTTATTACTCATGTGAATCTCCCTGTTAACGGCAGGAATTACTGCCATGACTAAATTATGCATTAAATGATGGTATATGTCAAGTATTGGGGGCTTACCCCACCTACCCCCACCCCCCTAAACTGCTCAGATGGGACCCGCGCCCCCCATACCCCATAAGGAGCACAAATAACCCCACGTTTTTCCAAACACCCCCCATCTCATTTAAACAACCCTTTACCCACATTTTCTACATCATAAGTGGTGAATCTCCTCTAACAATTGGCACCAGGACGTACCTACCCCCTTCATCATCTATAACACCCTCCCCCCATACATTGCTCTAACCGAATCGGCATTAAGTACTTACAGAAACACCCCCCGTCACTTTTATTCAAGGTACTTGTTTCCTTTAATATTATTTTTAGTATAGAATTCACCCATCAAGGGTTTTACGATGACCGAGGATAGATGGAAAATATAATTATTCCTCACATAGAAGAGGACGTACTGCTTCCAGCCAACGCTACCGAAGCCTTTCCAGAACTGTCTCCAAAAGAAGAGTTAGACGCACGAGCTAGGACTATCACCTTACTTGCTGAACTTAACGGCAACCCACTTTCTCCCACTGCTGAACATGTGGCGCAAGCAACAGAAATTGCTACCCAGATGATGAATGACCCAAAAGCTAGACCTGAGTTTAAGAACTATCCTAATGAGACATTGGCTTATTTGGCAGGTATGGTGTCCCAAATGAACGTGCAACTTGTGGACGACCTAGCTGAAATGAAGATGTATGTGGTTAATAAGCTACTTTATGAGGTAGAACATGCCTCAAACACCAAAGACAGGCTTAGAGCCTTACGGGATTTGGGTGAAGTAGACGGAATTGATGCGTTTAAGAAGCGTTCTGAGGTCACAATGAAGGTGCAGAGCATCGAAGAGGTCGAAAAAGAGCTATTTGAGACGCTTTCTAGCTTAAAACACAAGGCAATTGACGTAGAAGCTAGAGAAATCAAGTCTAAAAAATGACACTTCAGCGTAAATTAACTAAAGAAGACATCGCAATACTTGAAAAAGCTGTGCCTGGTATGCCGCCAGACAAGAAAAGGCATACTTTAAAACTAATTAAGACCTATAAAACCGAAACAGTACAAGAAGATGGCAAGGAAAACTTCCTTGACTTTATCGACCATGTATATCCAGGCTATAAAGTAGGTGAACACCATGAGAAATTGGCTAGAATCTTTGAAGAAATCGCTGCAGGCAAGAAGAAACGGGTTGTTGTCAATATTGCACCGCGTCATGGCAAATCCGAACTTATCTCCTATCTTGCACCCGCATGGTTTTTGGGTAAATACCCTCATAAGAAGGTCATTATGGCTTCGCATACGGCTGATCTTGCTGTTAATTTCGGTCGTAGAGTTAGGAATTTGGTCAGTTCAGACTCTTATAAAGAGATATTTCCAGCGGTAGAACTGCAAGCCGACAGTAAATCGGCGTCTAGATGGGGGACTAATTACAATGGAGAATATTTTGCTATTGGTGTTGGCGGTGCTTTGGCTGGTCGTGGTGCAGATCTATTTATCATTGACGACCCTCACTCTGAGCAAGACGCTAAACAAAACAGAGCTGACGTTTTTCTACCAGCTTGGGAGTGGTTTCAATCTGGGCCTATTCAGCGTCTTATGCCTGGTGGGGCTATTATTGTCGTGATGACTCGCTGGTCAAAACTTGATTTGACAGGGCAAATTGTCAATCATATGGTCAAAAATGAGGATGCAGAAGACTGGGAAGTGGTGGATTTTCCTGCGATTATGCCCTCAGGTAAACCGCTTTGGCCCGAATTCTGGTCTATTGAAGAGTTACTAGCAAAGAAGGCTTCTTTAGATGTGCGGTACTGGAATGCCCAGTATTTACAACAGCCTACCTCAGAAGAAGGTGCTTTAATTAAACGGGAATGGTGGCAGATTTGGGAAAAAGATGACCCGCCAGACTGTGAATTTGTGATTATGTCTTTAGACGCAGCTCAGGAGGCAAACAATCGTGCGGATTACAATGCGCTCACAACGTGGGGGGTGTTCTTTAACGAAGAGACGAGTAACTACAACATTATCCTTCTCAATTCCATTAAAAAACGGATGGAGTTCCCAGACCTCAAAAAGCTTGTACTTGAAGAGTACAAAGAATGGGAACCAGATTCGTTTATGGTTGAAAAGAAGTCCAATGGGGCGGCTCTCTACCAAGAATTACGGCGCATGGGCGTACCAGTCGGGGAGTTCACACCTGGCAAAGGTCAAGACAAAATCTCTCGCGTTAATGCTGTATCAGATTTGTTCTCGGCAGGCATTGTCTGGGCGCCAGAGCATCGGTGGGCGAAGGAAGTAATTGAGGAGTGTAACGATTTCCCTAGCGGAGTGAATGACGATTTGGTAGACTCAACGACATTAGCCTTATTGCGTTTTAGGCAAGGTGGATTTATTCGTCTGCCCAGTGACGAACCAGAAGATGATTTTTTGTATAAATACGGCAGACGTAAAGCTGCGTATTACTAAGGATAGATTATGTCAATTGAAAAAGCCCTGTATCAAGCCCCTGTCGGACTTGACTCTATTGTTGAAGAAGAACCCATTGAGATTGAGATTGTAGACCCAGAGTCAGTCAAGATTGGGATTGACGGTATGGAGATTGAGATAGAACCTGCCGAACCTTCCGCAGAAGACTTTGACGCAAACCTTGCGGAGTACATGAGCGAGGGAGACCTTACTGAGATTGCAGGTGATTTACTAGGGGACTTTGACGATGACATCTCCGCCCGTAAAGATTGGATTCAGACCTATGTAGACGGACTTGAGCTATTGGGTATGAAGATTGAGGAAAGAACAGAGCCATGGGAAGGTGCTTGCGGTGTGTATCACCCACTATTAAGTGAAGCACTAGTGAAGTTCCAGTCTGAGACTATTATGGAGACTTTCCCAGCCGCAGGTCCAGTTAAGACTGTCATTATTGGTAAAGAGACCCCACAGATTAAAGATGCGGCTCAGCGAGTTCAAGATGACATGAACTATCAGTTAACAGATGTAATGCAAGAATTCCGACCTGAGCATGAAAGAATGATATGGGGCTTGGGTTTAGCGGGTAATGCGTTTAAGAAAGTGTATTACGACCCACACATGGAACGTCAAGTCTCTATGTTTATCCCAGCAGAAGACATCGTGGTTCCATACGGTGCTTCTAATTTACAGAGTTCCCCACGCGTGACTCATGTGATGCGTAAAACTGAGAACGAGGTTAAACGACTTCAGTTTGCGGGTTTTTATAGAGATATTGATCTTGAGACCCCCAGTGGAGCTTTGGATGAAGTAGAGAAGAAAATTGCGGAAAAGATGGGCTTTAGAGCTACATCGGATGACCGCTACAAGTTATTAGAGATGCATGTAGACCTTGACTTGCCTGGTTATGAAGATGAAGAAGATGGAGAAAAAACAGGCATTGCTCTTCCTTATGTTGTAACAATTGAAAAGGGAACGCAGAATGTCCTATCAATTCGCAGAAACTGGAGACCAGAAGATGAGACTAAACAAAAAAGACAGCACTTTGTACATTACGGCTATGTGCCTGGCTTTGGCTTTTATTGCTTCGGGCTTATTCATTTGGTTGGCGCCTTTGCTAAGTCGGGTACTTCTCTTATCCGACAACTTGTTGATGCAGGAACCTTATCGAATCTGCCAGGTGGCTTTAAGACCCGTGGATTGCGGGTCAAAGGTGACGACACTCCGATTGCCCCAGGCGAGTTCAGAGATGTAGACGTACCTAGCGGAGCAATCAAAGACAACTTAATGACCTTGCCATACAAGGAACCATCACAAGTCCTCTACTCTCTTTTAGGCACAATTGTCGAAGAAGGCAGACGCTTTGCATCGGCAGGGGATATGAAGATCAGTGATATGAGCGCACAGGCTCCTGTGGGGACGACACTGGCAATTTTGGAGAGAACCCTGAAGGTGATGAGTGCGGTTCAGTCAAGAATCCACTATTCGATGAAACAAGAGTTGCGGTTATTAAAAGAAATAATCCGTGACTACACACCTGACGAGTACAACTACACTCCAGAAGAAGGTACGCCCAGAGCTAAGAAAGCGGACTATGACATGGTGGACGTTATTCCAGTCAGTGACCCTAATGCAGCAACGATGGCGCAAAAGATTGTTCAGTACCAAGCAGTTCTTCAGTTGGCTCAAGGGGCGCCGCAGATTTATAACCTGCCGCAGTTACATCGCCAGATGTTAGATGTGTTGGGAATTCGCAACGCTCAAAAACTTATTCCGTTACAAGAAGACCAGAAACCACGTGATCCGATTTCGGAAAACATGGGTGCAATGAACGGCAAACCTTTGAAAGCCTTTGCATATCAAGACCACGATGCGCATTTAATGGCTCACAATAACTTCTTGCAAGACCCGATGACTCAACAAGTAATTGGGCAGAACCCTATGGCGCAGCAGATTGCGGCTTCTTTGCAAGCACATATAGCGGAGCATTTTGGCTTTAAGTATCGTCAACAGATTGAGCAGCAAGTCGGTGGACCAATACCGTACCTCAACGACGACGAGGAGACTATGCCTCAAGAGTACGAGATTCAGTTGTCTAGGTTGGTGGCTCAGGCTTCTGCCCAGTTGTTACAACAAAATCAAGCTCAGATGGCTCAAGCTCAAGCCCAGCAACAGGCTCAGGATCCAATTATCCAGATGCAGATGCAAGAACTTGAACTTAAAGCAAAAGAACTTGACCGCAAGATACAGAAAGATCAGGCTGACGTTGCCTTAAGACAAGAGCAGTTAAGCATTGACCGTGAGCGAGTTGAGATTCAAGGCGAGCTAGAGGGTACTAAGCTCGGAGCGAAGATGGCTAAAGAAAAAGACGAGCTAGACCGCAGGGAGCAGATGGAAGGTACACGGATGGGTATTGATATGGCTCATAAGAAAGACCAGATTGACACTCAGAAAGGGCAGATAGCTGCACAGCTAATAGCTGCTCAAATAAATGCTTCTAGACAAAAAAAGGATAACAAATGACAGGGTTAGAACTAATTGCTAAACAGATAGACGATAAGGTTGAGCAGTTAAAAGAATCGGTAGTTATAGGTAATTTAGATCACGTTCAGTATCAAAAACTTTGTGGAGAGATTAGAGGTCTGCTTACTGCAAGGGGTTACGTATTAGACCTCAAAGACAAAATGGAGAATACGGATGAGTGAAACGATCGACTTAAATAAGGCGGTGGATTTGGCGCAGCTGCTTGATAAGTCAAATGAAGAAAAAGCAACACAACTACCTAAACCTTCTGGATACCGCATTTTATGTGCTATTCCTGAGGTTGAAAAAGAACACGACGGGGGGATTTTAAAAGCAGACGAGACCCTACGATATGACGAACTTTTGACAACGGTGTTGTTTGTAGTAGATCTAGGTCCAGATTGCTATAAGGATCCAGTACGGTTCCCAACGGGAGCTTGGTGTAAAAAGGGTGATTTTGTCCTTGTTAGACCGAATGCTGGTACTCGATTAGTAATTCATGGGCGGGAGTTTCGCATCATTAATGATGACTCCGTAGAAGGTGTAGTTGACGATCCACGTGGCATTAAACGTAAATAAGGAGCTGACGATATGGAAAATTACAAATTTCCTGATGAAATAGATGAAGTAAAAGACGAGGGTAAACCCGTAGAAGAAGTAGAATCTAAGGGTAAACCCGTAGAAGAGGAAGACAAGATTGAAATTGAGATTGAAGATGACACTCCCGTTGAAGATAGAGGGCGTAGAACTTCAAAACCTGAATTTGTAGAAAAGGTCGAAAAAGACGAGTTAGACCTCTATTCTCAAGAAGCCAGAAGCAAAATTGATGCTTTTAGGAAGTTTTATCACGACGAACGTAGGGAGAAAGAAAAAGCCTTACGAGAACAACAAGAAGCTGTTCAAGTAGCTAAAAGCCTCTACGAAGAGATAAAACAGCTTAAAGGCAGGGTTAATTCTAGCGATGAAGCAGCAATTAGTTCGTTTAAGACGAGTGCTGAGCGCGAGCTAGATATGGCTAAAAAGGAATATAGAGAAGCCTATGACGCTGGTGATTCTGAAAAATTAGTCGAAGCACAGGATAAATTAACCACTGCTAAGATGAAAATTGAGAAGGCGTCTAACTACGCTGAAAATATAAATCAGCGAAAGGCTTTACAAGAGCAAGAAAATGAAGTAAAAATACCACAACAGACGGAAGCAGCGCCTGTCCGTGACCAAAAAGCTTCGGCTTGGCAAGAGCGTAACTCTTGGTTTGGTCAAGATGACGAAATGACAAGCCTAGCCTTAGGGCTTCACGAGAAGCTTGTCAAAGAAAACGGGCTAGCATATGCGACTACTGACGAGTACTACAAGCGCATAGACGAAACTATGCGTAGGCGTTTCCCTGAGAATTTCGAGGGGGAGAAAGTTGACGATGAAAAAAGTACACCTCGGTTAAAACCGAGTACGGTAGTTGCACCTGCGAGTCGAAGTACATCTTCTAAGAAAATCAAGCTAAATACGTCCCAGCTTGCGATAGCGAAGAAGTTAGGTTTGACCCCAGAGCAATATGCCCGTGAACTTATAAAAATGGAGGCCTAATATGGCTAACAACAGAATTACTCGTGAAGTAGATACCAGAGAAATCAGTGAGCGTCCTAAGCAGTGGGCGCCAGCGGAGCTTCTCCCTGAGCCAGATAAACAGGCTGGGTATAAGTATCGTTGGATTCGTACTTCAACGCTAAATCAGGCGGACCCCCGCAATCTCTCTGGGAAACTAAGAGAAGGTTGGGAACCTGTGGCACTTGAAGAACAACCCAAATTCCAACTGCTAGTTGATCCCAATAGTCGCTTTAAGGACAACATTGAGATTGGCGGGTTATTGCTTTGCAAAACTCCAGAAGAGTTCGTTGAACAACGTAATAAACATTACCGAATTCAAGCCGAAAGTCAGATGGACGCTGTAGACAATAATTTAATGCGCCAGAATGACCCAAGGATGCCCCTCTTTAATGAGAAAAAATCTACGGTGACTTTTGGAAAAGGTAACTAAACTTAATTAGGAGTTTTAAATGGCTTATCCTACCGTATCAGGACCCTATGGGTTCAGACCAATCAATTTGATTGGTGGTCAGGTATTTGCTGGTCAAACTCGTTCAATTCCCATCATTTCAGGTTCTACAACCGCCATTTTCTTTGGTGATGTTGTACGTCTGAACACCGATGGTGCTTTGAGCCGTGTTTCAACCACAGCTACCGCAACCGATGCCGTTGGTATTTTTATGGGTTGTCAGTTCACAAACCCAACTACCAAACAGTTGCTACAACAGCAATTCTATCCAGGCGCTATTACCGCTTCGGATATTACTGCGTTTGTAGCTGACGATCCAGATGGACTTTTCAAAGTAGCAGTATT